CCCCTCCTCTGTCTGTACTAGGCGAATCAACGTGCGTATCTCTAATGAAATACCACGTACCTCCGGGTACTTCATGCAGTCTTTGGTCATTTCCTAATTGTGTAGTAACAAATGTATGGTTTTCATCAGAGGAATCAATTCTATAATATTGCTTTTCTTCGATAGAATAAGGTATCTTATCTACCGTAGTAAGAGCAGTCCATTTAACAGCTCCGTTGTAAAAGCTCGCCTCATAAGAACCTAACATTATATTACCAGTGAATTTTGCTATATCGGTGTCAGCCGGTTTTTCATAACCCAAAGCCTGTATGTATCTAGGTGATGGGGTACTGGGTGTATTTCCGAAAACAGTACAAACCCACCAGTCTTCCTTGTTTAATGTTTCTGGAGCATCAACGTGAGTATCTTTAACCCAATAAGTTTTACCAGCGGGAACATTTTCAAAAGGCATTTCATCAGCTAAAACAGTTGGAAGTTCCCCGTGTGCTCCAATAGTAGGCCCACTGAACATAGTTGGAGTACCGCCTGCATCTGCTTTAGGAGTATACGATGGAACCCTTAGATGGACTTCTTCCTTGTCATTTGTAAGCGTAGCTGAGATCTCTGACCAACCAGAACCAGCAGCTGATCCGCTTGGAAGTAAAGGAGTACCGTCTGCTGTTTGAGAAGTACTCCACTCACCAATAAACGAAATACCTTTACATTGCTCAAACATATTAATATTGGACAAAAGCCTACAGTTTGTGAACCTAAGAGATTCAACGGTTCCTATACTAAGAGTATTGATATTACAATTTGTGAAGAATAGGTCATAGATATTTCCCTCTACCCCTCCGTCAGCATAGAAATCCCACTCAATCTTTTGCCAATAATCTCCCTCGCTATAAGCATAGTAATCAGTCTCTAAGGTTAGTGTATCCTCGTTAGTAATTCCTAGAACCTTTACATTTGTTGCTGTAGAAATTCTATCTACTCCACCTAATCTTAAAACCTTTGTGGAGATGTATCCGTTAAGAGGAACTTGATGTGGCTTTTCTAAGGTAATCTGAGCCTTACCTCCAACGTCTGCAACTGCCGTAATAGTATTTTTGGTAGGCGAAACAGTATTGTCTTTTCCGTTTCCTGTCATTGTACAGTTAACGAAATAGCTTTCATAGATACGCTCATTACCGA